GGCATAAATCTGATTCTCATCAAACTCAGGAGCCTTGGCTTTTACCTTTTTAACGGGCTTTTCAACAGATTTTTGTTGAATTGCTTCTTTCTTGCCACCAAAAAGACCCGTTAAGAAACCCCACACTCCCTTGGCATCCGCTTGGACACCCTTCAAATCTTTAACTACACCTTCAACTTCAGCCTTGGCATCAAGGACGTATTGCCGCCCCTCTTTGTACATCTCGCATGATTCTTTGACGAGTTTAAACGCAGAGGATGCAAGGGCAACAAGAGTGAAAGGATCAATGTCTGCTCCTTATGCCGTGTAACTTCCGTTGGCTTTGAATATCAAAACCGTGTTAGATCCATTGGTAACTACTGTGGGGGATCCTGTATAAGTTCCTGTGTAACTTGCACTTGGCACGGAAACAATTACACAACCTGAGCCACCAGATCCACCAATACCCGTAGTACCACCGCCTCCAGCACCGCCTCCACCGCCTCCAGTATTTGCTGTCCCAGAATAACCAGAGGTGTATAAACCATTATTTCCATTACCGCCGCCACCATAACCACCAGACCCCGGTGAGGCAGAACCGCTATACGCACCACCTCCACCACCTCCAGAAAAATAAACTGAAGATGAAACAACTTGCCCTACAGTTGCTGATGTTGCTTGAGAAGTCGTAATCAATGTGGTTGTTAAACCTACTCCACCACTTCCACTTGGGCCAGTAGTAGGTACACAATTTCCACCAACAGCACCTGCACCACCACCACCACCTGCAAGGCTTATACTGCTTGCAAAAGAACCTGTACCGCCAGCATATCCTTGACTCGGAAATCCTGATCCTACTGCCCCACCAGTTCGCCCACTACCACCGCCTGACCCGCCAGTTTGTCCATCACCACCGTAATAAGAACCACCGCCACCGCCAATTGCAATTGCATTATTAAATACAGAATTACCACCATTACCACCATTGCCACCATTATTAGCGTTACATCCATACCCACCAAGACCAACAATCACAGGGTAAACAACACCAGCAACAAGTCCTGTTGTGCCAGTTAAGAAGCCGCCACCTCCACCTCCTCCACCAATTTCTGAACTTCCGCCGCCACCACCAACAACCAAATAAGATGCGCTATAAGCCGTAGTAGAAGGCGTAGCAGGAGCCAATGTGCCACTAGATGTAAATGTGTGGATCATGTATCCACCAATAGATGAAACAGTGCCACCAGTAAAAAATTTAACTGAACCAAGATAACGAACAACAACTATTCCAGAGCCACCTGCGGCTCCAGCAGAATATCCACCACCTCCTCCTCCACCGCCAGTATTAGCGGCTCCAGCAGTTGCGGCTCCAGAACCTGATCCATTGCCGCCCCCACCTGTTCCACCAATACCAGCAGTAGCAAAACCGCCGTTTAAACCGCCTCCGCCGCCTCCAGCATAGGTAACAACTGAACCTGTAATACTAGATGCTATGCCTGATCCACCATTTCCTGATACTGTTCCACCATTTGCCGCAGAACCAATACCAGCAGTGCCTGCACCTCCACCACCTCCAGATGGCTGGTAACCCACTTGATCGGCTCCACCACCATTATTGCCTTGACCGGGGACACCGATACCAACTGCGCTTCGACCGCCAGAAGAAGATGGAGTGGCGCAAGAACCTCCGCCTGATCCACCATTACTACCTACGCCATAAGCACCTGCACCTGCGCCGCCGCCCGTGGCTGTAATGTTATTAAATACAGAATCAACGCCGTTCGTAGGGCTTCCAGTTCCACCAGTACCTACAGTAACCGTGTATGAAGTACCTGCTGTTACCGACATGAATCCTTGTAATAGTCCGCCAGCACCGCCGCCACTACCTACGCCCGAAGAGGCTCCGCCGCCGCCACCTCCAGCAACTATCAAATACTCAACTACAGACGGAGGAAGACCCGTCCAAGTCTGGTTTTTAACCGCCTGACTTACTTGACTAAGAGTCCACATTCCACTGTATTGAGCCATGATTTATGCCTGAGTGTTTGTTTCTGTATGAGTCATTTCAACCCAATTGACTGTTTCTTCGTTCCATATATATATCTTAGGAGGAGTGCCTGTACCTGCGTCTGATGGCATGGCTACTGGAGCAGACCATTGATATGTTTCAGTATTCTTTGTCCATGATGGATAAGGCTGTGGTGGGGCAAAGCCTGTGCCGTCCCAAGTGTAACCAATACCAGCGTAATTTTTGTGAAGTGGCGTACCGCCTTGGGTATGAACACCGCCTTGAGTATTGTATGAGGTTTGAACCCATTCAGATGGATCACCCCAGTTACCTGTAGCCAATGTTTCAGCATCAATAACAATGACGTTATCAACTACTCCGTTTGTGATGTGTGCATAATGTGCCATGTTTAAACTCCATTAAAAAGTGATTGTGCCTGAAGAAGTCCAGACATAAATTTGATAGCCTGAATTATATAAAACTTGTTGTAAACCTGTGGTGCTTGCAGGAGCAGGACAATTTGCTGGATAACGAATAATCACAATCCCTGATCCACCTGAACTAGGTAATATACTGCCATACGCTATTTGCCCTGCGCCACCTCCTCCACCTGTGTTTGCTGTACCGGGTGTAGAGGGTACTGTGCTTCCCGAATTAGCCGATCCATTAGCGCCGTTTCCACCACCACAAGAACCTAAACCGCCTCTGTAAACAGTATTGTTAGCATTGTCTGTAGAGCCGCCTCCACCGCCTGCATATCCAACTCTAGCGCCAGTTATTGTAGATATTGTTCCGTTGCCGCCGTTAGGGCTATAGGCTGAGGATAGTCCTACTGAACCACTACCCCCGCCTCCACCACCTGTGGTGTAGTTTGAATTATCTGAAACACAATTACCACCAGCATATCCTTGACCAGATGTTCCAGAAGCGCCTACTGATCCATTAGGAACTCCAGCGCCCCCGCCTGATCCACCAGTAAGAGCGGGTGTATTTGTAGGTGGATTACCTGCTCCTCCTCCACCGCCACCAATTGCAGTTAAAGAACCAAATGCTGAATTTGATCCACTTGTACCAGCATATGCTCCTGCCGCTCCACCTGCGCCACCAGCACCAATAGTTACAGTAATTGAACTACCAACAGTAATAGAATATCCTGTGGCAGTAAGCAAACCTCCAGCACCGCCACCGCCATAGTTGCCACCTCCACCGCCGCCTCCAGCCACAACCAAGTATTCAACAGTCGTGGTTTTATCTGCCGCCAATGGGTCAAAGGTTGCCGTAAGAAATCCGCCTAATAAAGATTCACTCATTCTTGTTCCTTAAAAGGTCACCGTACCGCTTGCTGTCCAAGTGTACACACGATTTTTGTATCCTAGTCCTGTTGCAAATGGGGATGCTTGGTTCCATGAAACTGTGCCAGCAACTGATGCGGCATTTGCATTTGTTGAACCATCTGCTAAATAAGCGCCTGAAACAGTATTTAAAAGCAATGATGTATTTGTAATAGCAGTTAAAGGTTTTGTTGATGGCGTAAAGTTTGATGTATACAAACCTGTTCCTTTTAACACCCGCAAATTAGACATATATCCTTGAAGACCAAAATTTAGACCAGCAGAAAAACCATAGTAACTACTACCAGCAAAAGATGGGCCATTTGTACCTGCTGTGTAGTTTGCTGTATCTGTTGTACCTCCAGAATTAACTAAAGTACCATTAACAAAAAAATAAGTTACTCCACTTGTTCTTGACCATACTACGTTGTACCAAGTATTTGCGGACGGCATTCCATAGTTAATAGTTGTAGCGTTATTAAATAATTGTAATCCGGCACTATTTTGATACATACCAAATGATGCTCCCGTTGGATTACTTGTTCCCCTAAAATCAATTAAATAATTTGTCCCAGAAAGTGATGTAAAGTACACCCATAGTTCAATAGTAAAGTCACCAGTACCAAATTGAAGATTTGATGGAGCGTTGTAATAAATCCAACTTGAGGTATTTAAAGGAGCAAAACTACCACTACCACTTGTAGAAGCAGTATATGTTCCTGTTAATGTTGTAGGTGCGTTATAGGTGTCTGGGTATGAAATGATGCAAATGCCTGAGCCGCCTGCGCCTGATGTTACAAAGTTTTGATTCCCTCCACCACCTCCACCACCCGTGTTAACAGTTCCTGCTGTTCCAGCCGCAGAGGAATAGTATGCGCCAGTACCCCCGCCTCCGACACCTCCAATTCCGTTGCCAGTTGTCTGACTAACATAACTTCCACCTCCGCCTCCACCAGAGTATGTAACAACAGCACCACTGATTGCCGAGGCAACACCTGCGCCGCCATTTCCACAGGGAATGAATGTACCTGCACCATCTATACCTTTAGTCCCAGCACCGCCACCACCACCACTAGCATAATATTTCCCAAGTCCACCAGAGTTACCCTGTCCTTGAATACCATTGCCATACGGATGAAAAGTGTCTGATGTGCCACCACCACCTCCTCCACCAGAACCTCCATTGAGTCCACTGTCGGTTTGCGTATAGGAACCACCGCCTCCGCCACTAGCAGTAATACTCCCAAAAACAGAATTCGATCCATTATTTCCCAAGCCACTAGTTCCAGCGCCGCCTCCACCTACGGTCACAGTAATAGATGAACCTACAGCAATAGACGCAATTCCAGCAAGTAATCCACCAGCGCCACCACCACCGCCAGCATATGATCCACCTCCACCCCCCGAACTTCCACCTGCTACAACAAGGTATTCAACTGATGGGATTGTGTACAAAGGATTGTTGGTAAACAAAGTTGTAGGTTGAGTTGTAACTCCGCCAGTATTTGTAATTGCAAATGCGTTTGCGCTAGTGTCAGTAAAGATGGTATTTTGTAGCGTCAATAAAACTGTGTTTGGTACAGCAGTCAATGGCGTTGTTGATGGCGTAAAACTTGATGTGTAAAGCCCTGTTCCATTGATAACTCTTAAGTTGGTAATTGAACCTGTGTAATATAAAGACCCACCACCAGTTTGACCAATTAAAGGCCCACCTGCTTGAATCCAATTTGTACTATCTGTTCCTGATGCAACTTGTGTTCCATTTAAGAACAATTTTAAAGTTCCTGAAACTCTACTGGCGGCAATGTGATACCAAGTATTAGAGTTTATTGTTAAGCCCGTTGCTTGTAAAACAAATACTGCTTGCGTACCTATACCAATATAACCACCACTTGGGTTGTAATTAAAATAAAAATTAAGTGTGCCTGTAACCCCAGAACAATAAGGAATTTGTTGACCTGTTCCTTGCGAGTAAACCCACATCTCAACTGTGTAATCATTAGAACCAAATGCAAAAGCAGAGTTTGCCGAAAGACTTAAATTATTAGAACCGCTAAATACTCCAGCATATATTCCAGCAGAACTAAGTGGTCTGGGCCAAGCCTTTTGAATAAGCCCACGCAGTTGGTTTTTAAGATTAAAGAGTCCTGATGCCATTGTTAACCTTAGAATGTGATTGTGCCAGAGGCAGTGAATACATACACTCGGTATGTTCCTGAAATATAAGTATTGGGTGAACCTGTTGTTGATGTGGCTGGAGCAAGATTTGATGGGTATCTGATGACTACAATGCCTGAACCACCTGCACCGCCAGTAGGATTGATACCGCCCCCTGCGCCTATACCGCCGCCGCCGCCCCCAGTATTTGCAACGCCCGGATTACCATTTTGTGCTGTGTTGGCTAAATTTATACCGTTACCACCACCACCACCACCACCTAATGAAGCCCTTGCGGCATTGTATCCACCACCACCACCTCCCCCTGCATACTGGACAGGGGAACCTGTGATGCTAGAAACTAATCCTGCCCCACCATCACCCGCCCATAGTGGTGAAGCCGAATTTAAACCCGCAGAACCAGCGCCACCTCCGCCTCCGCCCCCATAGTTTGGGTTAGTATAACCTCCGTTACCCCCATTGTTTCCTTGACCTGATGTGCCAGAACCCCCAGTGGTGTTATAATTACCGCCTCCACCAGAACCACCAGATATACCATTACCAACACCGCCACCCAAAGCGGTGATATTTCCAAATACGGAATTAGAACCGTTATAAGAAACTCCTGACCAAAATCCCGGGCCACCTGCGCCAACAGTAACAGTAATAGTAGAACCAAAAGTGATTGAGTAACCTGTAGCAGTCAATAATCCACCAGCCCCGCCACCACCTCCGGGATTTCCACTATAAGAACCGCCGCCACCACCAGCGACAACAAGATACTCTACCGTTGTTACAGGATAGTTAAGACCGTTTAAACTGGCTGAAAGAACTCCGCCAACTTTCGTAAGAGACATATTAGCCTCCTAGTTAAGTAATTGCTTCAAATGTAGCGGTATAGTTCAATGCACTTGATGTTCCAGATGTAACACCGACTGATTGACTTTCTGTTACATAAAACGATGTAGTCTTATCAGTCACAATCACAGATGCATTTGGCGGTACGCTAATTTGATAAGCAATGTAATATGGTGTTCCGCTACCATACGTGGCGTTGTTTGCAATTGCAATTGTGGCATTAGCCGCAGATGCCGTTACATTAGATACCACAATACTTGTGACTCTATTAACTGTGCCAGATGCTGGAGTAAGACCAGTTAAAGAAGTTGAACCGTTGTAAGTCCAAGCAACTGAAACTGAAGTAGCAGAAGGGGACACATAGGCTGTGTTCCCATAAATACTGGTGACGTTGACTATATTCGGGTTTGCCATGATTGCTCCTTAGAATCCAAAAATCATTGCCATAGCGATGGCTTTACCTGTTGAAATGCCGCTTGCCGCTGGTGCTTGAAAAGTAGGAGCCACACCAGCCCCGTTACTTGTCAAAACATAAGTTGCAGTACCTACGGCAGTTGATGTTGGAACGGCTCCTGCGCCACCACCAAGCACAACACCGTACTGTGTCAATGCGCCTGAAGAGGCTAAAGTACCCGTTGCAGTGTAAGCAAGAATACCACCAGAAGTTCCTGATGTTAAATTTGTACCGCCACTAGCCACAGGCAATGTACCTGTAGTCAATACACTTGTTGATGTTGCATAAACAGCGCCACCAGAAGTAAATGAAGTTAGGTTTGTTCCGCCATTTGTTGTCGCCAATGTCCCAGCCAATGTAATTGCACCAGTTGTTGCTGTGCTTGGGGTGAAACCAGTTGTACCAGCAGAGAACGATGATGCTGTGGCTGTAGTGGAGACTTTCACAAAATCAGTACCGTTCCAAGCGCATAAAGCCTTTTCTCCCGATACGATGGTTACACCTGATGTTGGTCCAGCACCTCGCAATACAATAGACTGTGTACTCCCAGTTGCATTAATAACAATGTACGCCTTGCTTTGTGCTGGGGCGGTAATATTTCTAGTAACAGTTCCCGATGCAGTCCATAAAAGAATTGCTTCCCTTGCCTGATTAGATGAGCCAGTTGTCGTTGTAAGGGTAACATCTGCATCAGAAGCCAATGTAGTTGTTCCAGCAACGGCTGAGTCTACAAGAGAAGTAATGGAGTTGTTAACAACATCCCCCCATGCTCCAGACAGTTCTCCAGTAACTGGAAGAGCCAATCCTAGTAGTGATGTATATGCTGTTGTCATTTAAAGTCCTTATGTGGTTATTTCCAACCAAGCCGCTGTTTGTTCATTGCTAACCTCATTCCAGTTTGCTGTCTGAGTATCAGTGATATTCTGCCAGTTTGGTGTCTGTGAGTCATCAATTATTTTCCAATAAACCGCTATTACCGTTCCTATTTGACCAGTTGCTCCAACCCCTGTTAAAGCAAAACTTCTTGTTCCTAAACCAACAGAACCAATTACTCCATTTATGGAAAGACCATTAAGAGCAATTGTCCTGCTTGCCGTTACGCTACCAATCTGTCCATTAATAGTGTTAGGTAACAATGGAACAACAACTTGTCCTATTGAACCCTGTATTTCAACTCCATTTAATATTGAATTAAATGTTTGACCAACACTACCTACCGAACCACTAGCCAATTTGCCTGTTAAAGCAAAACTGGCATCTCTGATAACGCTCCCAATTTGTCCTGCAATTGCGTTTCCAGTTAAAGCAAACGATGTTGCCCCCCTAGAAATTATTCCTACCGATCCTGTAGCCTGTACTCCAGTTAAAGTTGGCGATACAACTTTAACAACTGTACCAACCGCTCCAGAAGCCGAAACACCCGTTAAAGCCAATGTCAGTGTTGGACTTAACGTTCCTACCAAACCTACTGCCGCATCACCAGTTGTACCAGTTGTTTCACTATAAACCAACGTTCCAACTGCACCAGAAGCCGAAACCCCTGTTAATGCAACTGCAATTTCAAAAACAGTTACCGACCCTACGCTTCCAGTGGCTTCAACGCCAACTAGATTGATAGGTCCAGCACCGCCCCAAGAGTTACTGCCCCAAGTCCCAGCACCCCATCCTGTGAATTCTGGGTCTCTTCCTCCATACGGTCCCGCCCCCCATGTGCCTTCGCCCCATGTGGTAGACATAGAAACCTCTTTAAGTTGTCGCTAACCGCACCAAAGCAGTTGTCGTGGTGTTAGATGGCATTGTCAACGTAAACGTTCCAGCGGTAATTGTTTGATCTCCAAATGTATATACAGCAACTGATTTATTACTCTGAGTTGAGTTATAAATCAATACCGCATTGAATGCAGTACTTAAAGTAACTGTTGTATAAGTAATAGATGCAGATGGTGTCCAATATGCAACACCAGCAGTAATACTGCTATTTGTTGCAATAGGAGCGGTAGCATTTGTTACCGTTACGCCACCAGCCGAATATCCAGTACCAGAAACTTCTCCACTAGAAGAATACGCCGTTGTAGAAGCATTAACGGTAGCAGATGATAAATACAAAGCCGCTTTAAAAACATCTGCTGTAGTAGCAGGACGAATGGGAGAAACTCCAAAATTATGAGTTGCAGTCATTAACTCGCCCATAAAGGAGGTGCACATTGATGATGTATTTGCCATGATGGTTCCTTAAAAAGTGCCTGTTTCACCACCCATTGGCAGTGGTTTTTTCAAAGTTACATGCACTGAACGGTGAACCAATTCACCCTCCAACCAATATTCAGTCCATGTGGTTAATTCATTTTCATTGTCAACATTACCTTCACGCTTTTCCAACAAAGAATCTTCCATTTCGCCTTTTGTTGTTGTAACTAACATGCTGATTCCCTGTTTAAACTCTTATCAACGCAGTTGTTGATGTATTTGCTGGTAACGTCACAGTGAAATTTGGTCCAGCAGTTTTATCTGAACCAAAATTCAATACGGCAATTGATTTGTTTGACTTGGTGACATTATAAATAAGAGCGCCCCTACAAGTAAAGGAAACATTTGTCCAACTTACATTATCAAAACTTACGTAAACTGTCCCGTTGTACTGGTTGACTGTGACGTTTAAACACGGAGCACCTCCAGCAGAGTAGTTTCCAGAAGATACCTCGTTTGCAGAAGAATACGCAGTTGTGCTGGCGCTCAAATTGGCATCCGCTGTGTACAATGCCATTTTTATGGTATCCGTAGTAAGACTCTGTAAGCCTTGCAGAATATCTACTACGAACGAGGTGGTAATGGTTTGGACAATCATGTGACAGGATATTTAGGTAGTCCATCACGATAAGAATCGCCTTTCTCTTTGGCATCGCCAAGTTGTTTGAGAAGAGCCATTGCTTCATCAGCACGGGATTTGTAAAGAACAACCAAGTCTTGCTCACCTTTCATGTATGTAATGGCTTCCATTAAACACATATTAAGTAAAGCGGTATCAAAATTATCCCCAAGCCATGTTGTAGTTGTTACTTTAATTGATGGAGGATAGAAGAAATAATGCAATTCAACTGTATAAAGCGCATCAGGAGTAGGTCCAACTATAAAAGATAGTTCGGTTGTGTTGTTAGATTGAGGTCCAAACAAGGCATAGTACAAGGGTAAACCCGTGTCTTTTGGATTTGGATAGGCTTGTCGAATAAAATTAACGTCTTTATTTAAAAGATACGTGTAATTTTCATTGCTTAAACCATAATTTTCAACAACTGCTAGTGAAAAAGAAGACAAAAAATCATCTGGGCATGACAAATACTTATTGTTAGTGGTCAAAGTACCAGTAACATTCTTACGCAATGACGGCAATTGAACAGCGTTATAAATCTTCTGTTCTGCTTGTTGAATAAAACGGTCAACATCAGTAGTCGGAAAGTCATTTTCCGAATAATCTTTGATAGCCGTTACTAATTCAGCGTAATTCATTGTTTAAACCTCAAGCCATCGGACCACGTGACATGGTTCCTTTGGTTGCCGCACCTGTTCCACGCATTTTAATGCCAGAAGTCTTTGTCTCTGGGTAGTTACCCTTACTAATTCCAGCAACAGATGGGTTCATTTTATTCATAAACTCAGCGCCAGTTTCAGTTGGAACTTTTGCATCAAGCGCTTTACCGCTTGGTGTATGTGGCTGGGCATAGACTTTGGCATCGCCAACTTCTTTACCCATGACTTTTTTAGAGAATCCCATTATCTTCCCCTTTGATTAGCGGCACGTGCCAAGTTGCGACCCATTGACTTGTAGTTGCTGTTTAAACTGCTTTTGTTGGACTTCGGTCCTTTGTCAATAATCTTTTTTCCATCAGTAGGAAAGACTTGTGCGTCTGTTTTACCTTTAGAAACTATGCCATCTGCGGCTTTTTTGTATCCCATTTTCTACTCCTAACTGGTTGAAATTGTTACTGTACCTATTTGAAACGATAATACCAAACTGTTGGGAGTTAGACTAGCGTCAAAACCCTGCGAACCCCCAACTGGATTCCATCCCCATTCAAAAACTCGACTACCACCCTCTGGATAACCATTGGCATTTTGTGCCGTTGTATTGCTGTTAGAAACCTGCAATCCACTGTTTCCAGACATTTGGTAACTCACATCTGGGCGAGGTTCCAAAACCGCCTGTGGGTCATACACTGGATACATACCCAATGACAACTGAGGCTGATCTGGGTCCCAACACTCAGGACAAACCTTTAAATTAAAAAGGCGTGTCTTGATAATCTCTTTCTTCAACTCCTTGAGCATGTAGCGCTGACCGCACCTATCACACTCGGCAATTGAATGTTTACCTGATGCGTAAGCATTCGCCATGTTTTAATTCCAGAACATTTGACGAGGCACAAGTCTCAATGAGGCTTTCTCTCTATCCTCTTGAGATGCGGTTAACCATGCTTCGTCATACATTTGTTTAAGCATTTGGACTCTGTCCATTGCTTCGGGGTTTTTTACAGCCAGTTGATACGACAAAGCCGCAATCAAACAAGGCAAAAAGCGAAAAGGAATGTCTTCAACTTGAGTTCCAGACCCAGTATCTTGCACCCTACGCATGCGCCAGTACACCAATGTGTAGTTTCCTCCGTCATTGGGAGTGGGCCAAACGCTTACAGTCGGTAAGTTTTGCTGATAAATGGTTGCACCTGCCGCATGGCTGGTAGCAGTTGTGTTATTTTGAGCACGTGCACACAGTTGCAATTGATTATTGGCAATGCTGGTGTAGTAAATAGTCTCTGCGCCAATTTTAATATAACCAGATGCGGCTAAATCAGCAGTTGAGTTTACTTGAATGTTGGTATCTGTTGCACTTATGCCAGTTATCGTACCGTTTGTACCGTTTCCAACGACCAAAGCATCGCTTAGATTGGTCATTCCTGACTGACGGTTTACATACAACTGAATTGGACGACCTTGTGCCAGTTTATTAGGTACTTGCAAATAAGTTACCCCAGAAATGCGGGTAATGCTAATGTCAATTTGGTTTTGAGTGCCTTGATTTTGGCGTATAACGTGGTCTAGGAGGTCAATTGTGTCTACGGGAAGGGGGTAGGCTACCTGACCCACTACAAGAGGTATCTCGCCCTCTTCTACCGTCCACAAATTGATGCCTCGACTAGCCCAATCCATCGTAATCAAGTTAAGACTACGCCTAGCAGTACGCAACTGGTAACCAGTACGCATTTCAATTCCACAACGCTCATACGCCTCTTCCGCAATTTCATTGAAATCAAGGTTGAATGTTGACGTTCCGCTAGTATTAGCCATTTATCTAAAACCTGCTGTTTTCTTTGCTATGTTTTTGGGTTGGGCTACAAACTGTTTACCTTTGGCTTTACCTTCTCGTTTTGCTTTTGTCGTTGCGGCATACTCAGCAGGACTTAAAGACTTAATTGCCGCCTCTGGAAGATACCTTTCTCCAGTTTTTGACGAAGGCTTCCCCGACTTGGTACGCCATTTCTGGTCACCCCAATTTTTAAGGGATTCCTGTGGCGCTTTCAATCTCTATAACCCCCACCTGCCGCTTTGTACTTCTTGGCTACAAGTTGTGCTTTACGTGCTGACCATTGACCTGCGCCTGTCCCCTGTGTAGCGGCGGATTTCACTTGAGAAACAATCCGCTTACGCAAACTTGGTTTTGTGTAATTCCCAGCCGCATTAACAGTACCGCCTTTAGCATATTGCGTAAAGTCAGTGTCATCCCTTCGGGCTTCTTTTTTACCCTTGGGCATTTTGGACGGGTTGATGTCACCCATGCCACGTGATGCTCTCACTTTTTGCCTTTCATGTAACCGCCTTCACAAGCAATAATAGTCCCACGGGTCTTACCCCGTTGGGCTATACCATCTGCCCGTTTAGAAGCGGTCATGCCACCTTTTTTGTAACCTTCGTTGGCGCTGGCTTTACCAGTAATTAAACTGTCGGTATCAACGCCACGGCTTTCTAGCCTATCCCTTGCCATCCTGCCACTTTCATCACGAAAACGGCTAAAAGGATTGTCTTTACCTACGGTTTGTTCTTTGCCATAGTAAAGATAATCTTTTACCTTTTTTACGTCAGCATTGGTTTGCGCTTCACTCATAGCAATCTCCTAGCAATACTTTTTACCAGAACCACCACCAGCCATCTTAATCATTTTGCCTTTGGTCAAACCACGTTCTGCAACGCCATTGATATTGCCGGAATTTGTTTTAACTTTACCCATACTAGTCATGCCGCCAGAAGCCATCTTCTTGACCTTACCGCCCTTTTTCATAGGCATGGTAGGAGCAGGAGCGCCAGTAGGAGCCATTGGACGAGCCATTGCTGGGGCTTGTTGCCCCATTTGACCTGCCGCCATAGCACGTTTCTTAGCCATCATTGCCGCCATACGAGGATCGGGTTGTCCACCCATTGCCATTTTTTTCACATTGCCACCTTTTTTCAGTTTGGAAAGATCAGTGTGATCGCCTTTGTGCTCTTGCTTGTCATGCATAGCAATAGCCCGTTTAACCATTTTTTTGTCTTGTGCTAAATCTGCGTCTTTCATTTCCCCACCCCTTTTAAAAGTTTTGCCCTTATCGGCTTTTGCAAAATCTTGACCCACCGTTTGAGGTACGCCAACTTTTTTAGCAAAAGCCTTGTTATGGGCAATTGCTTCCATGAAATTATGTTGCTTTGCAGAACTACTTGGCATCATTTTCCCGCTTGAATAAGTTGGTCAATTTTTGCTTCAAGCCTGTTAAAGCGTTGATCAATGTGGTCAGTAATTCTTTGAACTTCTGCATTAGTTGCGTAATCACGTGCTACCTCCTCACGGGTAATGTTTAGAAGTCGCTCGACACGTTTAATGTCTTCGACAACATCTTTTACTTCATTAAGTTTTTCTTTTACAAAAAACCCAAAAACTCCCATCAATACAGATAAAACTGCTGACCAAATAAGACCTGCTTCCATTAACAAAGTCTCCCTTTGGTTTTTCCTTTGATGGCAATTCCATCGGCAGATTTAATGTATCCACCTTCAGCGCAATTCCAAGCCCTAAGACTTTTGTTAATTCTAGAATCTGGATCGTTTGCTGTTTTTGAAGATGTTAGTTTTTTCTTCATGCCTTCCATACGGGCACAAAAAGAATCACGCCTTGATCCACCTTCTGGTTGAGGAGGCTTTAAGTTGTGACCCTCTTTCTTTGCAGAGGCTCTGCCCTTGGCGTTTAAACCGCCATTAGGGTTCTTACCTTCTTTGCGTTGCCATGCTGGACTAGCCATAGAACACCGTTGCCGCAATATATTGTGGAACACCGCAGTAAATGCCATCGTTTGCAACAATTCCTTCACCGGGAATCATTACATTTACAGGTACGCTGTTGGTAATATCTACTTCCATTAATATGGTAGCGTATACGCTTACGTTGCCAGAGTTGCTACTACTAGCCACTGCTACTGTAAAAGCAGTTGCGCTAGTAACAGTTACTGTATAAGGCCCAGTTGCATTTCCGCCAGAAGTAAATACCAGCAATACTCTAGCGCCTGTTACAAGCCCATGCCCAGCAGATACAGTCACCGTACAAGTTGTAGTGGAAGTGGTATATGTGCCACTTAAACTTACATTATTGGCAAAAGCCACATTAGCAGGTGTTCCAGATTGAGTATTTGATACAACCGCACCCTTTAACCGAGTGCGGCTACCATAAACTAAACCAGAAGTCCCCAGCATAATGTGCGTGGATTTAACGTCTGTTTGCATCATATTAATTCTCCAAAAGTAAAAGCAGGGAGTTACCTCCCCGCTAAGAATTAATCAAAGTTACCGTATGGGTAAGTTGTGCTAGTACCAATATTGGCATCAAGTTGTGTGTAACGCAAACAGAATGTAAATGTTCCAGCCGTAATTGCTGACAAAACACCACTTACACCTCCCGTATAGGGAATAGTCAAAGTTACAACGACTTGGGAAGCCAAACCAGCGTATGAACCACTGCCTTGTGCGGGCTGAGTAATATCACCAGAAGTTGAATTACCAGCCAACAATTGAGCACCAGTTTGAACAATGGTGTTACGTCCTGTTGCCGCATTCATGGAAGCAACGCTACCGTAAGTAGTGGCATTAAAAGCATTCCCCATTTTTGCAGTCACAGTACCAACAGTTCCGTTGTCTAATGTGATAGCCACGTTAGTGTCTAGCAAAAAATCATTAAGGCTTGAGCCATAAGGCAAATAGAACACTACGCCACGATACAAAGTACCAGTAGTAGTAGATACAGAGTCAGCGGTAATTGTTGCCGCTGTAGGTGGGGATGCTGTTGAAGATGGTGTGTAAACAACTGCGTTTACATTGGGTATTTGATTGCCATTAACAAATTGACCAGAAGTACCGCCATAACCAGCAGTTGCGTTTGATACGTTTGTTAAAACAATGCTTGTTTCTTGTGATAAGTCAGAATAACCAACGTTACGAAGAGGTCCAAAACGAGTGTTGCCAGATAAAATCGGGCCTTCAAATGTGGAACGTGCCATGAAAAATGTCCTTATGCAAAAGTAACTCTATCAATCGTTGCATCGTCTGCTGGGGCAGTCCGATAGAGTCAATCACCCAGATGCTTAAATATACAACAAAAAAAGAAAAAAGGGGGTGTTTAAACCCCCTTTATTTTAGTACGAACCAGAAGAACCGTACATACCCAATGGGTCAGACCAGCCAAAAGAATAACGCTCTCTAGACTTGTAACGGACGTTACCAGTATCGAAATCGCCATCCATGCTGTTAGACAATGGGGTACGAACGAAATGTTTCATACCGTTAGGCACATCAGTCGTCAAGAACCAAGCATTGGTGTCGGTCAAGAAGTGGTTAATTGTGTAACCATCTGGAATCGAACCGTTGTTCTTGATAGCATTGATGTCGTTGTTGTTAGTACCAACACGCAATTCAGTTTCGAGCAAACGAGTTGCAACGAACTGGAGAGCAGGAGGAACAATCAACTTCTTGGGTTTAGCGGCAATCAGCAAACTACGCTCATCAGTCCAGCCAGCAATAGCGATAACTGCGTTTTCCAACGAAGTTTCGTTCAAGTCAGCCTGAGTTGTGGGTGTGTTTGCATTAGTACCACCAGAAACCAAGGGGTGAGCAGTAGAGAAAAGAGAAACGCCATCACCGCCAGTGTACTGACCAGAGAAGCCGTTATTCAAAACTGCCGCCGCTTTAACCTGCTTGGTGTAAGCCATAGCACGGGCTAGACCCTTGGTATAACGAGCAGACAATGAGTCATACAAGTTATCTTCAATTGCTTCTTCAGTCAAAGAGAAGCCAAGAGCGATAGTCTCATGGTTGTAGCGAGCAGTCCATGCTTCCTGTGCATTGTCATAAGCGATGGCAGAACCCTCGTTTTTAACAGGAGCGGCAGAGAAACCTGACAGTTTTGTTTCTTCTTCAAAAGAACGCTCAGAAGTTTCGGTTTCATAAATCTCTTTATGTTCCTCACCATAACGGGCGTACTCAAGACCGAACAATGCGTTCAGACCGGGAAGAAGTTCCTTTAATAGTTGTGCACGTGAAATAGCCATTTAAACGCTCCTTATACAGCAGTTGCTGTGTAGTACTGATGTGCGCCAAAGTTTAATTTGACAAGCACTTCGGGGTACTGGGTGAAGACAAGTGTTGCGGCTGTTGTAAACGCTGTTTGAGGCGCAGTATTAAGCACAACGGTGGTAGCACCAGCGGCGGCGGCAGTTGCAACAAAAGAACCAGAGCCAATCAATTGACCGTTAGCGGCAATCGAAGCGACATCAGTTCCTAGGGGCAATGCTGAAGCAGAAGATGAAGTTAAGGTTAAAGTGGCTGTGGACGTTGAAGACCAAACCGCTGTACCCAACGCTACTTGTGTATCACGAACAACGTCAACAACACGCAATCCAAAACCGCTAGTTGTTAAAGTTGAAGAATAAAGAGCGGCTACGGCTGAATCACCTGTGTTGACATTACCAGCGTTCTGAATCAAACCTAAGTTTTGACCCACAACAGCAATGCTTCCAGAAGCAATCACAGTAGTTGCTGAACACATAACTACTTTAAAAACAGTATCAGGATCATCACAAACAATAGCCATTGCATCACCAGCCAAGGTGCTTGCGGGCCAATATTGAGAAAACGTCTTCTGTTTTGTTGATGGGTTTGTATAAGAACAACCCAAGAAAACACCAGTCAAACCAGCCGCAGTTGAGTCTGTGGTGGATGTGTTTTTAACAATAGTTCCACGTACCAAGTTAACCATGTCGCCATAGAAAATATTGGATGCGTAACCGTACTGGATAGGTAGAGAACGGGTAGAACCCGAAAACACCTGACCACCAAGCAAGTTGATGGGTTTAAGCCCGTAGGGGGCTGAAACGACAGGATAAGCCATTTAAATGCTCCTAAATTTAAGTTCCTTTTCCAAAACTTGCCGAAGATTTGCTCTCTTTAAAGAGCGGCATCCTTGGGTCGCTTTGGCGCATGAGGTTGTTGTCTACAGCCTCCGTCTGTTGTCTTGTTAAATCATCGTAGTATTTCGCACGTTGTTCAACAAACTCTTCGGGAGTCTTGCAAAGCAATAGCCCACCAATCTCAATGTTTCCGCTAAAGCGGCTATTGGGATCGATTAGCAGTTTGAATTTTGGTTGCTCTTCAATCTTCACTGGCTCGTAACCTTCACGCATTGCTTTGGAAATATTACGTGGGTCAGCGTTGTTTAAAAGAGAAACACGAATCCATCTGTACTTGTAGCCCGGTTCTTTGTCAGGTTCTGGCAAAAGTTCTGGGGGCATCCACTGCTTGGGGCGCTCCGCCAATACACGGTCTTCAAGTTCACGGGGTTTTCTGTTGGTCGTCATATTAGGACTCCATTTTTAGCACGGCTTGTGCATATTGTTCAGGGGTTAATCCAAGTTTTTTAGAGATTGCCATTTGTGATTGGGTCAATCTAATTTTCTTGGGTGATGTGCTACGAGTTGCAGGTGCTACAACTGTGCTTGGTCTTGTACGAGGAGACTCGTTTTGTTCTTCGTTCTCAAATTTCTCTGGGAACCGATGTCGCATCGTATCATTGATGCGTCTGTAATACTCTTGTGATGATAGCGCCACGCCTTCATCTTTAAGTTGTTCGTGCAAAGCCAAAGCCATGCCCGTCATTACTTTATCTTGACCAAACCAAGGATTGTCTTGTTGCCAAGTTACCGCAGTTGGATCAGGACGTGGTGCTGTCACCTGTTGCCTAGTTTGTACTACAGGTTCTTCAACTTGTAAAGGGGTTGGCTTAAAATTCTTAACCTTTTCTTGTTTAAACGAGATTTCGGTAAGTTTTTGTTGCGCTTCAAGCATCCTTTCAGTATCTCCAGACTCATAAGCCTCTCGATATGAACGCTTTGCTTGTTCCATTTCCATCTCAACGGTCTTGGAAACAGTCTGCAAAATGCTTTTTTCATTCTCATTGAGGTGACTTTTGAGTCTTTTGTTCTCTTCAATCACTCTTTGAGCCAGACTGATAGCCTCTTGTTGCTCCCTAAACGCCTGCTCTTTCTCACGTCTTTCATCGTGAGCCAGTTTCTTCATCTGTAAAAGTTTTTTCTTAACTTTTGCAGAGTAATCTGTTAATTCGTCATCGTAAAGTTCTTCTTTTACGTTTTCTGGCAAGGGGTCAACCCTGTCATTCTCAGGTCTATCGTCTTCTATTTCAATTTCAATATTGACCTTTGGCTCATCTTCTTTAGAAAAGACTTCCGTCCCTTCATCTGGAAATTTAAAGCCGGGTTTTTCAAATTCAGCCATGTTTAAACTCCTTATTTGCGTTTAATTCCTCTTGGATCGTCTACCACACCTTCAACCGAGTCGTCATTGATCATGCGAAAGTCTTTGCCATGAATGACAAGACGTGAGCCTGAGTTGGGACGTACTAGGACAAAGTCGCCTTTTTTGCACCATGCTCCAGAGGGGAAGCGGGTGGCATCTTTGTAGCAATCTGGACCTAAATCCACTACAAAAAGGACGGTAGTTAGCATTTCTTCGTGAAGCATGGTCTCTCTGGCTTTGATTAAACCAATTTCAGAGCCGTCCATCTCTTCTTCAGCCTCTGGAATAGCACAAAGAATGTGGTATCCGCTGGGTTTTGGAAGTTGTTTTGCTTTTTCTTCAACAGTTTTGTGGATTGAACCAATAATCACAGGGTTGTCTGGGTTTGTAGCCAGTAAAATGTCAGTCGTCATCGGACTCCTCAAGGTTTTTTTGTAGGTCTTGGATGTTTAAACGGGCAGTGAGCAGACCTTTTATCTCTCCGACCATTGCTTTGTACTCCACGTAGTCCTTGGCGCTTCCGCTACCCAAGGCTTCTTGAAGTTGTGCCACTCTGTCATTTATCTTTTCGGATAAAAGTTTTAAAATTTTGTCGTTCATTTGTTAATAAGTCTTGATTTTTCTTTTGCGGCATCCAAACTTGCCCGCATTTTTTCCAAAGTCATTTGTTGTTGATCTTCTAGCGCATGGCTTTCTGCCTCGGCATGAAGTTTCATTTGTGCTAACTGTCCTTGTTGCTCAATACGCATACGCTCCAAGTCGAGTTGCGCCATCTTTGCTTGCATATCGGCTTGATCTTTTGCCACTTTGCGTTGAGCATCTTGTTGTTTGATTTGCACATCTGCTTTTTGCAATTGGATAAGAGGGTCTTGCTCTTGTTCTTGAGCCTTTTGTTGAGCCGCTTGTCCTTTGTGGATTTCCAACAACTGTTGGCTTGCCATTGCAACCAAACGAGACAGTTCCACTTCCACGGATGCGGGTAAAGGTTTGTCTGGCTCTGGCATCGTAACGCCCATTTGTTTCTCAATTTGTGAACGGTATTGGTATCCCAAGTGTTCTGCCATATGAGCCTGAAGAGCCGCCATGATTTGATTTGCTTGTGGATTTTGCCCCAACGTTTTCATTACCACGGGGTCGGTCATAAATGCTTGGTGTGCGGCAATGTGGGCATCATGGTCTTGATAGATAAACGCCTTCATGGGTTTGCCTTTGACCGCATTCATGTTTTCGCTGATAGGGTCTAGAGGTTGCACATCATCATCCAATTTGACCAACTTCTCTGCATTTTTAATCCCCAATACATCCAACATCTGGCGGTGCAAATAGGCTAAGTCATAGAGTTGAGGCGCAGTCTGGGCAAGTTGAATAACTGCTTGATACTGCACAACTTTTTGCGAAAGCGTTGCGGCATTGGGGTCAGACACTGGAATAACATCCACCATGTCATAGTCAGACTTTTTGGCTTGTCTATCGCCTTGCTCTGGGTCATATGGATATTCTTCAGGCGTATAGTCCCGAATAATATCTTTAAGAAGACGCAATTCTTGTTTAAGAGAGTAATGGATACGGGCTTGTACCGCACTCATTACTTTCATGGTTCTCTCTAGGATGGCTAGAGTTGTACCCACTGGAGAATTGGCTGACATGTCTGATATTTGAATGTCTGCCGCTCCAGCAAATCTACGCCCTTCTTCTACAATTTGATTAAGCAAAGACATCAATACTTGACTTGGTTCCTTGTAGGGAAGAGTCATTATGTTGTCTTTGATTGTCCCGCTGGGTACGTCTACATCACGGAATTCTGCTGGCGCTATCGGGGTATCATCACCTTTAACTCGCAACCCACGAGTCTTAAATCCACCGGGGAGGTTGGACAATGTACCTGCATCGACCAGTTGCCTGATAAGAGAAGTACCAGACTTAGCAAAAGCGCCCACAAGATGGATAAGCCCAAAACAATAGAACCCAAATCCCGGCACATATCCATAATGGACAAAGTGAGTTCTTTTTTGGTGAGTCTTGTCATCCTCTTCCCAGTTTCTGCGAATGGATAAACAAGTCCTGCTACCTTTTTCAATGGTGACCACATATGGTAATGCAATGCCAGTAGGCTCCCCATCTTTTCCTTTATGCTCATATCCCTCCAAATCCAAATTGACATGCATTTCCAATAACTTGTAACGATCATCTGTCGTTGCACGGAAACCCATTTTTTCTGCAATCTTTTTTTCAACCTCATCCATTGTGTTGTTGGGGTCTCCCAAATCACAATCTAGGTAGAAACCCGCAACTTGCAATCTGCGGATTTCATTTTCTGTTTTACGCATGACGTGCGTTACCCGTTCAGCGCTTTCTAAATTGGATGCTCCATAGGGAACAACCACATCTTCTGCGGGAAGAAATATGGCGGCAGGGCGTTCTAGATTTGGATCGTAGTAAACTTTTTTAAACGCATTACCTGCCAATCCCAAGCCCCAAAGCATACGCTCTGTCTCAGGACGGTATTCAATCATCACATCAGATATTTGGTAATTCATGTCGTTTTGGACACGCATTGCCGCTTCTTTTTTCTCTGGGGTTTCTTTGCCTATGATTTCAGTTTTAACTGGACCGCTAGGTGGCAGAATTTCCATGATGGTTTCTGCTTGGAACTTGACCAACGCCTCTGATAGCAAAGGATGGTATACACCGCATGCCCCAGCCCAAGGATCGGTACGGTCTTCAATCTTCATGCCAAGAAGTTCTAAACCATCTACATAAGTCTGCATCCAATCTCTACGGGATGCTACGTCATCGTCATAGTCTCCAATCAATTCTTCAACAATAGATTGAATGGTTGAATCATCTAAATATTCTGCTAGGTTGTCATCAAAGCCTTCTTCAGCATTTGGTTCAATATCTATTTCCATTCCATCGATACTAAGATGAACCGCATCTGGGTTTTCTATTTCAATCTCAATATCGGGTGCATCAAGGCTTTCTATTCCTTGGGGTGCTTGGTAAAGACTTTTTTCTATTGACATGTGAATCCTTAGTAGTACGCCATCTTGCGTTTAAATGGCTTAACTTCATCTTCTCTATCGCTGTTTAAACGAAGAAAGCCACCCTGCCGAAATCTTAACAGTGCTTGACTCGTTGAGTCCACCAAGTCGTCATGGTCGCCATTTGGAAAAGAGGCGCACTCTTCCATGACTTCATCAGCCCAGCGAGTGTTAGGACACCACACCATACCTGACGAGAACAGGTCAGATACGGCGTTTACACGGGCTATCTTATCACTTCCTTTACCCGGTGTATATTCCGAAACAGGAATTCCCATCTGTCTTAACTCATAAATCAATGGAGCGCCTGCCGCTCTTTTCTCCACAATACAGGTATCTGGTTCCCATTCTTTGTATTGCTCAAACGCTCTTCTTTTTAATTCTGGGAACTCCATGCGTTCTTTGACGGCATTGAGCAAAATAATATTGGCACGGCTTTCACCGTTTTCATTGGGCATGGAGAAAACGCCCCATGTGGTGCAGGCTGAGAAGTCTGCTCTGTTGTTTTTCTCAAACGCTGTATCCCAAGATTGGATGGTGTACTCAATAGGAGGCGGGCTATCGTCCTCCCAGATTCTCCAGTACTCCCGTTTGATGATGGCTCCCTCTTCTGAGGTTGGATTTTGCTGGTACTGGGCTTCCCATTTACTAACTGGGAGTTCTGTTTTGATGGCATGCAGTTCCTTTTCGCTCCAAAATTCGGGCCATAAGGGTTTTCCGCTAGGCATCAAAGCAGGAAATTCAATGACTTCCCATTCATCTCCTTCACGACTTGCGGCATTTGCAAGGATTTGACCCGTTAAATCTTTCTTAGACCAGCGAGTCATCACAATAATAATGGCTCCTCCCGGCTGTAAACGCTGTCGAGGACCAGAGTTGTACCATTCAAACACTCGGTCATAGACTGAAGAAGTACCCTGCATGGCTTCTTGTTCGGAGTGTGGATCATCAATGATGAGAAGGTCAGCGCCTTTACCCGTTACAGCACCACCAACACCAATCGCAAAATAATCCCCGCCTTTGTTGGTGTTCCAACGTCCAGCGGCTTTGGAGTCTGTAGATAGTTTGGTTGGGAAGATAGCCTGATAGTTGGGTGTATTGACCAAGTTCCTGACCTTACGACCAAAGCCTACAGCCAGTTCAGCGGTGTGGGCGGTCTCAATGATTTTCTTTTCAGGGTATTTTCCTAAGAACCAAGCGGGAAGAAGAAAAGATGCAAACTCAGACTTGGTGTGTCTGGGAGGCATATTGATGATGAGTCTCTTTAACTTACCTTCGGCTACTCTCTCAAACGCCTCTGCCATATCTCTGTGGTGCTTGCCGGGAATAAAGGCTGACCACATCTCACGCACGAACGGCAAGAAGTTGTTTCTACAGCGTTCTTTCTTGTCTTCTACAAAGAGGGTATTTATTTTTGTTACGTTGGGATGGTCTGGAGGCAGGACATCCAACAGTTCTCGATACTGTGTTATTTCTTGTTGGGTAAGAAGAGTCACAGGCTAAGTACGTGTTTAACGGTATTGTCCACAACTTTCATAGACCTGATCATGTGGGGTTTGATCTGTAGCAATCCCCGTTCTTTTAAAGTATGAATATGACGGTGGATATTGGACTTAGAACGCATGCCCAAACCTTGTGCTATCTCTGAATAAGATGGGGAAAACCCTCGTATCTTAATAAAAGTTTGGATGAAGTCATAGACCAACTTTTGTTTCTCAGTCATTGTTTTCCCTTTCCATTTGTTCCAAGACTTGGCGTTTACGCCAACTTGATTTTGAGACAGAAGAAAGTTCTTCAGAGTCAATGAGTGTTTTAAGGTGCTGTATGAGTATCTTCATTTCCTCTACGGTCAAGTTCATACATTCTTGGGCTAGTTGTACAAGTTGGAGATTCATGGCAAAACAAAGTGGTAACGTTACCGTATTGTACATGAATGTTTAAACATTGTGTTCTTTATTGGGCCACTGAGACCATGCAATAGGCTCACCTGTTATATCTTCCTTGCCCTGCGTCATCATATTGAACTCCCAAGGCTTAACTTGTACAACTCTTTGTGCTAATGCTTCTTTGATGGCAGTAATGCAGGCATACATCTCTGGCTCAAAATCTGCCAACATCCATCCTTCTTTATTGATTTTTATTATCAACTCTAAAGCCATTTCCAGTGCTTTGTCTTTGGTCATTCTTGTCCCCTTGCTCTGATTTTTTCAGCAATGATTTCAGAATAATTACGTTCCAACCCCTCAGCATATTCATCCGCTACCTTTGCACACGCCTCACGTTCTTCTTGCACCGCCCTGTTAATTAACCGCAAAACTTCTTCATCGCAATCCATCAAGCGCTTAAACGCAACAAGATTAAGTTGCTCTTTATGAAACAATATGTTGTATTCTTCTTTGGTCATAACGCCTCCTGTAAAAATATATATACCCCTACCCCTTTCGATTTGAAAACATAAGGGGGGGTCTCTGTGGGAGAGAACGTTCGTAGTGTACTACAGTTTGTGGTGGGGTGTGTAGTTTTGAGTGTAGTGTACCGTGCGGGCGCACCGCCACGATCGGGGGGTGGGTGGGTGGTGGGTGTCGCACAACGCCATTCGCCAAGGGGGAGCACCGTTTAAACTCAGTGCAGTGGCTTCGCTGACTGTAGCAGTAGCAGTGAAGACTCCAGTTCTTTCTTGAGTGTATCGACATTGACTTCCTCGGTCTTGGTCTCTACCTTGTCAGTGAACATGCCGACTGCTCTGCCCATTAACTCCAATGATTTCAATCGGTTACTCAACTGAGCCTCCTTGTTCTGAGCATGTTCGTACAACTCAGCCATGATGTGTCTCCGAGTAGAAACTGCATCAGCAATGACGTTTTCTTTGAGGGTTGTCCAAAAAGACTCCAATAACTGAGTGATCCTTGGGTCTTTCAATAAACGGTTCGCCTCTGACATTGTGCTCGCCTCTGACATGTTGGACGTGTCGTATGCTCTCCTATACGCATCGCTTGGACTCATGCCTTGCACCACGTTAGATGCGAATGCATGCATCTTTGCGGTCATTCGTTTGTCTCTGCCATTCGTTGATGTTTCCTCTCTATGCACTCCTCTTGGTAGTCCATTCTTCTTTACCTTTACTTCTACTTGTGACGCACGTGACCGCATGTCTTCGACATAGTCCCCCTCGGGCGTTGTGCTTGCATTGTTCGTGCTTGTGGTGCTTGTATTCATTTGCTTGTCGTTTGCCATGATTTCATTCCCTTTCAGTGTGGTTGCCCAGTGCCTTGACCCTGAGTGATTTCATTCGTATGGTGTTCGTTTAAACATCGATTGTCAACACTGTTCGCTATCTGTTCGTACACTGTTCGCAACATCAGGACATCTAGGACATGACTTCTACACTCCTTGACCTTATCACTGATCTACAACGCCTGACCATTTCGCTACGCTATGAGTCCCCGCTTTTCACAGGCTCACGACAGGCTCATCACAGGCTCACCGTTTAAACGTTGAACTTTAATGTATGGCACGGTGCGTGGCATACATTAACTTAGGCTGTTTAAACAGGCAGTCTCAACAGCGAACAAGACCATTCCGATCCCATCTAGTTATCCACAGGGTGTTGATAAGTAAAGTTATCCACAGAAAAATGTGAATAACTTATTAGTACTAAAGACCACAAACCTCTCAGGTTGCACGAACGCAAGCACGGTAAGGGGGTAGGTGCTTGCACCATAAATAATCGCTTGTAGGGCGTTTAAATCGGTCAAATACACTTTTGTTTTCAAATAATTCTCAGATGTTTACTAATAACTTATTGAAAAATATTTGTTAATTTGTTGTTTTTTGTCAACCGTAATAGTGGCTAGACCGTTTAAATAGTGCTATTATTAGTTTTCGGTTGGTGATTGCACTGATCGACTCGCAAATGCCGTAGCGAGTAACAAGAAGAGGGCAGTGTGAGCGGGAGACTAGAGGGCGTAAGAGCGAAACTGCCGAGACCCTGTACCGTAACACATGACCGCTTTGACCCATGACCTGATGATTGTGGCGAGTGCGAAATCCCTAGCGATAGGTTGTTCTTTGTAATGCATGTTCGCATGCATGATGAAAATTCATCTACCTTGGGCAGTGCATATCACTGCCTAACAAGATGCACTTTCTTTAACTTAACAGGAGAATTTATGAATCAAAAATTTGAAGTCGTTGTTTTCAACGAAGACTTTATTGGTCAGGTCATTGGTATTTACGACATGTATGAGCAAGCGGAAGAGATGGCGCTCCTACAGAGCAAAGAAAAATGCGGTCGATGGATCGTGCGTATTCAAGAGGTGTTCATTAAAAATGATTAAAAAAATTCTTTATGTGCTAATCAACATTTTGCTTGCATCGGTGTTCGCATCGTTGCTCTGCATCGGACTGCTCGACTACATGGGCGGTTGCGGTGAATCGTTTGTTTACGCTGACGGCTCTCGCCATCTAGGTGAGTGTATCGGGCGTGACACTTTCTTTAACTTCCTTGGAGGCTTACTATGAATCACCGTGAACCTTGGCTCTACAACCTAGTCGATGAATTGCGTCCTGTCTTTGACGCTTACGGCTATCCACTCCCTGACAAGATCAGGGTGACATGCGGTTTCCCTTCCCGCCATGCACGTGCTTTAAACAGGGCGATGGGCGAGTGGCATCCTCCCTCCTCCAGTGCTGACGGTCACCATGAAATCTTTATCTCCCCTGTCGAGGCTGACCCTTGGCAAGTGGCGGGCATCATGGTGCACGAACTTGCTCACTCTGCCACTGCGGGGGACGGTCACCGTGGTCGCTTTCCTAAACTGGTCAAGAAGATGTACCTTGAGGGCGCACCTACCGCAACCAAGATCGGGGATCGATTCAAGAAAGAGTTCGCCTCTCTCATCGATGGGCTAGGTGAATACCCTCACGCCAACCTAGACGTGATGGCTGACCGCAAGACGCAAACCACTCGGATGCTGAAAGCCGTTTGCCCCAGTTGCATCGAGACCGATCTTGAGGGCAAGGTCAAATGGCAGTTCTCGTTTCGCATCTCTCAGTTCAACGCTACCAAGGGCATGCCGACATGTTTCTGCGGTACACCAACTCAACTCGTTTAATTTCAAGGAGGCTTAAACCATGAATATCACTTTAGAACTTTCCAAGATGCAGACCCCTGTGCTCAACACCGTGTTGACCAACCGAGGTTTGCCTTTCCATATCACCAAGAACGATGCGGTCAAGGCGGTGCTCGAACTGATCAACAACGGCTTGGTCACTCTTGCAGAGGTCAAGGCAACCGTCCCCTCTCAGGCATCCGCTCTCGCTACCAACTCAAAGGTTGACGATGAGATCAAGCAGAAAATCATGCAGACTCAGGCTGACATTTCCAATGCGGTCGATGGCGTGAAACGTGTCAAGGAGGTAGCCGACAAGTTGCTCGACTCCAACCTGAGACAACAGACCGCAAACGAGGCAAAATTCAACGAACTGACTGCTCGTTTAAACAATGCAGTGACAAGCATTCAAGGCGTTGACTACGGCAAGGTCGAGAACGTGATCAGGTCTCAGGTCTCTGACATGTTCGATTCTTTCCGCAAGATCACACCAAGGGAGGAGATCGTAGCGATTGCCAATGCCGTGCCCAAGACGGTTCGCAAGACTGCCTTCGAGGTGTTCGGTGACGTTTGCCAATACGATCACGATGGTCAGGTTGTAGACTTCGGAGCGATGCCCCTTGAGATATGGGCTGACCCTGATGCTCCCGCCTTGGTCGATGACTACATGTTCGATCCCAAGAACTTGCATCAGACCTTGATCGCCCTCGATGACTCCTTGCCTGACAATGTGTGGCTAGGCGGTGAGCGTGGCACTGGCAAGACCGAGTTCGTTTCTCAGGTAGCCTGTCGACTTGGTCGCAGACTCTTCCGAGTGAACTTCGATGAGGCTATCGAGAGAGCCGAGTTCATTGGCGGTAACACCATCAAGGGCGGTGACGTTGAATGGAAAGAGGGCGTGATCACTCAAGCGATTCAGCATGCGGGTGCTATCGTTCTGCTCGATGAGATCGGGTTCGCACGTAGTCAAAACCTTGCAGTGCTCCACGCCTTGTGCGAGCGCTCACCTCACCGCTCGATCGTGATTGCCGAGACAGGCGTTCGCATCCCAGTGGCAAGTCACGTGGTCTTCTTCTGCGCTGACAACTCGAACGGTCACGGTGACGAGAGCGGGAACTTTGACGGTGTTCGTAGCAAGAACACTGCCTTCCTTGATCGGTTCTCTTTCACTCTCAAGTTCGATTACTTGCCTCACGACAAGGAGGTTGCACTGATCAACAAGCGCACCTTGTTGCCCATCGATGCGACTGACGTGCTTGTTCGGTTCGCCAACACCGCACGTGAGAAAGCGAGAGCGGGGTTGCTGACTCAGCCCCCATCACTACGTCAACTGTTCGCTTGGGCAAGAGCGATGCAACGTGGCATGCCTGTATCGATAGCGTTTGAGAACGCCATCGTCAACAAGTTCCCCGCAGAGTGCGAAAGCGAATTGCGTGGAATCTACTCAGCGACTATCGATGTCGACACATTGAAGTCTTACCTAATCAAACGTTAAGGAGATCAACATGCTAGGTACAAACGTAAAGCGGGGCGTAGCGACTACGCTCGAACGTGTCTTCAATGCGAGCGGTTCTCGCATTGGACAACTGGAGGTTCTGTGGTCGGGCAAGACTGCGGGAATCATCTTCAGCCGTGGTTACTACTCGACTGATGTCAAGGTGATCTTCCCATCCATCGATGACAAGGCAGACATACCGATGACCACGTTCAACAACATGATCGGGTATGCACTGCATGAACTCGGTCATGCTTGGTACACCGAGAACAAACCTTGGGACAGGGCACGTGCCGAGCACGGTTCGTTCGTGTCATCTCTCATCAACGGTCTTGAAGACCCACGCATTGAGAAGTGCG